AGCTATTTGCTGGACTAATAATATCCTCAATATTATTGTTGACATGCATCGGTATGCTATCATTTGCGTGGGCTGACGAGTATAGAACTTTAGGAATAAAACATGCCACCAATCCACAAGTATGTATATTTGAACCAGATATTTTATATACTGATGATGTTGACGGTGTGGTACAAGCAGCACATAATGCCGTAAATCTTTGGGAAGATGGGCTAAACACACTGAATAATGAGTACTATTCCCATATACCCACAAATCATGACGTTACACCAGTACCTAAAAGTAATTGGTACATGCCTGTAGTAGTGATTCCACTAGAATATCATAAAGGTCAAACTGCAAACCAATTTCCTATATGTAACATATTAATTTCATTTGAATATACGAATCAAGAAAGCAACAGCTTAGGTTATACAGGAATAGATTTCTCAAAGTCAAAACATAAGTATGCTCACATAGTAGTATACTTAAGAGAAGTGCAAATCATGAAATTTTTTGAGTGGGATATGTGGGATCTAGAACAGAAGCTGGTAAGGACAGAGATAAACATATTACCATTCTCACTTATTTCAATACAGAACACAATAACGCATGAATTAGGTCACAGTCTTGGATTAGGGCATTACCTAATAACAGATGCTCCTGTCAGTGACAATCCTTGGGTTACAAGATCTGTCATGTACTACGCTATGAATCCACATAGTGAAGAGATTATGATACCTACATATGTAGACATCAAAATGGTAGAGTTATTATATAAGGAAGATGGGTTTGGTGGAAATGTATCACACACCATAAAGACTGGTTATTATACAACTGGTGATGACGAAATATGTATCCATAAATGTTCCTTTTCAAGAGCCCATGAGTGGTCTAGATAAACTAGAAAACCTTATATATGAGAGTCGAATAACATATGTATGGCAAGAAGAAAGATAGGTAACTCACATACGACAATCTGTATACGTTGGGAAGACAAAGAAAGATTTCGAAGGTATGCAAACTTTGTAAAGAAAACAAAGACAGGTGACTTGAACGAGTCTGACTCTGTTGTTTTTAAAAAGATATTAGATTACTATAGTCAGAACAATGAAGCAAACGCTGAAGGTAGGTCAACATATCCAACAAAGTCTAGTCCTCAAGGATAATACCAGCAAGATTAGAGTCACGCCTAACCCATTTTATTTTTATTTTATCAGTCATCTTCTTTATACATTTATCATATAGTGGTTGTAAGTGGTCTGTTGTTACTTGCCAGTCACCATTGATCTGATTTACCATCAGCTTGGAGTCTGAATATATTATTACACTGTTTTTTTTATGCCTATTATTTACATAGTCTAGGGCATAAAGTAAGGCGAGGTATTCCATTTCATTATTTGTGGGGTCTCCACCACGGGTTTTAATTATAGTTTTATGATCAGTTGTATCCACCAAACAAATTCGAGATCCTCTAGTCCCTCCGTCTACATAGATGTCAGCCACTAGTTTCTGCTTTCTTCTTTTCCGTATAAAGTTTCCGACACATCTGACTACAGTAAATTCTCTGTCTACCCTTATATCTCCACGGTAATGTTGATCCACATTCAATACAATAGTGAGTATCGTCCTTTCTCATGTGTTCTATTTAAATACTTAATATATAAGGGTTACTGACTATCTTTCTGTTTCTTTGCTTCTTCTACATCAGAATAGACAAAATTTGCTACACCTACAGTGTTTGTTGTGGCTGAGCCACCATCTCCTTCTTTCTTAGCCTCCTTCTTATCTTCTTTATGATATGGAAAACCCTCTGGTAGTGGCTCTGGTTTTTTTGCTTTTCCTGTTTTAGGATCTTTTCCAAAAGACACTTTTGCTTCTGCTTCCCAGTCTTCGTCTGTCATTGCACCTTCTTTCTTAGCCTCTTTTGTATCTCCCTCATAGACTGGTTTTAGTTTCTTGAAACTAGATGATGCAATTTTATCATGTGAATATGAACTTGCAGGATTATCAACCTGATGTTTCTCATTGGCTGAATATTCTTCAACTCCCTTCTTTTCTTTTGGAACTTTCTGACCACATGATACACATCTATGTTCGCTTTTTTTCATCTCCTTTATATGCTCATCAATATCTTCTTTTGCGTGTTCAAGATTATGTGTTTTTTCCACATCATCTTCACCACTATCAGATACTGAATCTGATATGGTTTTTGCTCCACCTGCTATTGCATTACCTGCTGCTGCTGCTCCTGCTGCTAGTAATGGAAGTATTTTATTAATATTATTCACCTTTAATAGTTTACATTTGATTATTGCTAATTCCATTTCTGCCTTTACTTTTGGTAGTGCTCCATGCGTTTTACCTTCCTTTCCTCCTTTTACTGGTTTTCCTTGAGCAGTTAATCCAGTTGGTGATGGTTTTCCTTTTCCACCTCTCGTTTCTCTTCCTATAGTTTGTGTTTCTGGCGATTGTATTCCAGATGTTTGTGATGCTGATTCGCCTACCCCAAGCTTTCTTTTTGGGTTACCTTGACCCTCTAATATTTTACCTTCAGAAGTTAAATGTTTCTGACCATGTTCTTCTCTCACAGTATCCTCTGAACCTATAGTAGAAGTTGCTCCCTCTCGTCTACCAGTTGTTGTCTCAGAATCTTTTCTTCCAACTCCCTCGACTATTCTAAATGGATCTGTTTCTGCTGGGTGTTCTATCTTCTGACCTTTTGGGTCTGCTACAGAGTCTGATTGTCGACCACCATGTGAAGATACTTCCTCTTCTATTTTCTGTGATGGGGTATCGTGAGCCAAGTTCCCTGCTTGTATTGAAGAACCTGCTCCTTTCTTCTTAACATATTTTAATCCCCATGTATCTAAACTAATTTCTGGTACTCCTACTGTCAATTTCTATCCTCCCCCGTTATTGCTCTTCCCTTTTTATCTTTGTTTTGTGTTACAGTGTTGTATGGATTTCCACCGTCACCAGTTCCCTGACTGCTTCGTGATGGATATGTTTCTCCAATGTTAACACGTTCTTTAGTTGTAACTTTTGGTTTCTTTCTTTCATGCTTAAATTGTTCTGGTCTTAATCCACTATGTGTAAATCCTTCGTAGTCTTCTGATGCGTCAAAGCCTATGTTAGTATTAACTCCTGAGTTTGGCTCTCTTCCAGCGTTGCCGTGTATTGATCTTTCTGGGTTTGATTTATCTTCTAACCACTGTTCATAGAATGATTTTTCTACTTCTTCATCAGGTTTATCACTTAGTTTTCCTGCAACAGCATTTCCTGCTGCGTTACCTATACCACTTGCTACACCACTAACTGCTCTTCCAACTCCTGCTGCTATTGCTGGTGCAATTTTTTCTAACCATTCTTCCCACGCTTTAATCTTTGTTGGGTTACCTAACACTGGGTCTTTCACTCTCTCTCTACTCATAGGTTCATCATCTGGACTAAGTCTTGCTTGTGTACTCTGTCCACTTGAGGTTTGTCCACCCCTTTCTGTCTGTCTACTTCTTTGGGCTGTATGTTTTCCATGAAAATCTTTTTCATTTTCAGGACGCACTATTTTCTTCCCACTATGTGTACCTTGAATATGCCCTTCTTTCAAAACTTCTTGTTCTCTTTTCTTTAACCATAATTGCCATGCTTTTAATTTACTCATTGCCGTTGTAACTTTACTGCCTACTTTACCACCCTGTGCTGCTGTATCACTACGTCTCTGTCCTCTCTCTTCTCTTTTTCTATCCATTTGTTGTTTGTTATATTTTGCCTGTTGTTCTTCTGCTGCCTGTCCTAGGTCAATATCTCCAGTTCCGATACCACCACCACCTTCAGTCATATAATCAATTCCTTCAGTGTTTTTTGATCCCTTACTTCCTTCACCCAGTTTACCTTCCTCATGACTTTCACTTCTTACACCGTGACCATGTGTGTCTGGTTTTATTTCTGGGTTTGTTCTTATTTGTTGCTTTCCATGTTTTTTACCTTGCTTCTTATCTCCTGCACTAATATTTTTTGATCCACCACCACCTCTTGCACTGTCTACGTTTGTTGATCTACCTTCAATTACTTCTCCTGCTGTCTGGTCTTCACCAATAGTCCGACCTGTACCACCTTCACCTTTGTCAAATATTCTTGCAGTGATATTCATGTCATCGTCCTTACCTTCCTTATGTGATGTTTCAATAGCATTGTTCTTTTTAATAGCACTGCCTTTTGTTAATAATTCTTTAATTTCATTTGGTAAATCATTCCAACTCTTCATTATGAATCTTGGTGTTGGTGCATGAATCTTATCAAGTGCCTCCCACCTTTCTTGATCGTCCATCTTATCCCACTCTTTGTTAATTAAAATATCCTTGATAAAAAAAGTGTCATTTATATGTATATCGTCAAAATCCTGTGTTGATTCCTTAAAAACTGTAACATACTCATTGCTCATTTTAACTACTATTCCTCGGTCTTCAGTACCATTGATATAAAAATGTATATCATCTCCTATTTTGGTGTTGGTTATCTTGTTACTGTTTATCATTTTCCTTAATCTCTTTTGCTGGTTTTCCTATATAAGTTTGTTTGTCGTCAACAGGATCTTGCTCCATACCTGTTTCATGTACGTTACCAAATCTTGCATCTCCACTACCAGTTCCTACCTGTACTGGTGTTTTTTCCACATTTCTTCTCTCTAAAAATGACTCCCATAAATCTAATGGTCTGTCTGCTTTCTCTAAAACCACCTCTTCTTTAGTGTTATTAGTGACAGGTTTCTTTATCTCATCTTCTATTGCTGGTATCTCGGCTGCTATGTCTGGAATTTTCGATTCAGTCATATATTTGTTATCATTCCACAGTATTTAAAGTTTGGTCAACCGAAAAGAGCCTTCTGTAAGGGCTCTCCTATGTCAATTACATGCCATTCATGTCCATATGATACTGCCCTACATGCCAAAACTAAGCTGTCTGGGTAATCGTCATGTTCTTCAGACTTTATCTTCATAATACCTCCCTCGGTATACTCCCTCGTTAAATATGACAGTTGATACACCATTTTATCCACCTTCTTTAGTGTTATTTTGTGGTTTTCAAATAATAATCTCAGGTTTTTATACATAGAAGCCTTCTCCTGCAGTGTAAAAACAACCCCTCTGGCAGGTATATCTTGCTCCCTTGCCAAGTCAATTAGACCACCACCCAGACCAGTTTCGTCTATGAATACTGTTTCTAATCTATAATCCCTAACCATTTCATTTATCTTACCACATACATCTACCACATTTGACTGCTTTTCAGAAGAAACATCTTCGACATATACCTCATCATTTTGATCAACACCAACAACTGTGTATACAGTTTCGTCCCTTCCACTACGTGCAACATCAACGCCCATGTAATAACTTACTTTACCCTCTGGTTTTTTATCACGCACTGCTTCCCTAAGAAGGCTGTTTGGTATCAATGCATTTCCGATGTCCAAAAACTCACCCTCGACCTCTTGAACATACTCTTCTTTTGTAAGCCTCTTAATTTCCTCTAGGAATGTAGGGTCTTCCCTAACTAATGGGTTATCCGTAGACTTTATGTGAAACTCTGTCCATAAACCGTCTGGTTTTTTTAACTTTGAATTTTGACATGCCTCAAAAAAGTAGCCCGACTTGCTAAACGGTGTGCTTGTTAACCACACTCTTGCATTTGTTGCCATACCCGAAGGCAAGAATGCTCTGAGTATATCAGTCTTAATGAAAGAGCATTCGTCTGCAATAATACAGTGAGGTGAATATCCCCTAAGTGTAGTTCCATGCTCACCAGTTGCACGAGTGATAATCTTACTCATACCAGTGTTGTCTAAAAAGTTAACCCACATTTCTGTCTGTGTGTTTCTAACTACATAGCCCTTAAGAAACTTGTTGTTTACTATAAGGCTTCTTATTCTGTCGAACATGATGCCAGCCTGATTTTGTGTAGGTGCTGCTATTACTATGGTACATTCATGCTTAACAGTCTTTAACATCAATGGTGCAAAGAAGGCAAAATGTATTGCTTTTACGGCAGTGCTCATGGTTTTACCCACCTGCCGTCCACTTCTATAAACTATAAACCTGTCCTTACAATCCACATATCTTTTATTATAATCAAATACCACATGGTCTAAGAAAATTTCGCTGAACAT